CACATCTCACACGGTCTTACTGGTGTTGACGAGGATGACATTCATGTCGTCCCAATCAGCGTTGCCGTTAACGGTTTCCCTGGTATTCCCAATGTTGATGCCCTCAAGTTCAACACATCAGCAGGACATGGACGTCCTGGGTGTAAGAAGGGTTATGTGGAGAGTGAGGAACACTATGAGGATTGGGCCAAATTCCGCGTCTTCAACGCCGATTTAATTGTCGAGATTGAGGATATTGTGGAGAAGGCCCTTCACGGTGTCCGCAGCCATCCCATTTTCACTGCTCAGCTCAAGGATGAAATGGTTTCTTTAGCGAAGAAAGCTTCCAAGAAAACACGTGGATTCTACATGTGCCCTGTTGCCTTTTTGGTAGCTATGCGCATGTTCACTGTAGGTTTGACTCGTGTTATGGTGCGACGACGCAAGTTGTTTCGCCATGCCGTTGGTCTCAACACTCACTCTGAAGAATGGCATGATTTGTGGGAGTCGTCCCAGAAAATTCCAGGTGGGAACTGGATGGCGGGTGATTTCAAGGGTTTTGACAAGATCCTTTCGATTCTCATCCAAAACGGAGCTAAATCCGTGATTTTGCAGGTGGTTGAATCTTGCGGCTGGTCTGAGGAGCATGTCTTGGCTCTCGACACACTCTTATCGGATAACATCACTGCTGTTATCGATTTCTTCGGCACATTAATTATGTTGCTCGGAGGGGAGGTCTCGGGTCACCAACTTACAACATTCTTCAACAGTATTTGCAACATTTTACTACATTTGTATGCGTGGGTTGTCCTTGCGACGGAGCAAGGCCACGATGTAATTGAGGCTGCAGATCAATTTTGGACTGAGGTCTTTATCTGCGTCCTCGGAGATGACATCATGGCAAAGGTGTCACCATCCTCACCGTGGTACAACCACACTACGGTTCAAGCGGTCTTCGAATCAATAGGTATCACCTATACGATGGCCGATAAACGATCGGAGAGTATTCCTTACATTGCCGAGAGCGATGTGGGTTTTCTCAAAAGACGTTTCGGG